AGGATTGATGATGACAGTACAACAATTGATCTTACAAGTGACACTGATTTTACAACTTTTGAAGGAACTGCAGTTGGAGTTGGACATACTGGATACTTGTTAATTGATAGAGAAATTATTGCATATAATGCCATTGCAAATAATCAAATAACAATTTCAACAAGATCTGTTGATTCAAGTTTCAAATCCAATCATAGTTCATCATCTTTAGCTCATAAGTATGAGTTTAATGGTTTATCTCTAAGAAAAATTAATACAGATCATAATATAGATTCTAGAGAAAAAACTTTTGATAGTTACCATTTAAAAATTGCCACTGATGGTAAAACATTCCAAAAAACTAAAACTGGAGGAGGAAGTGTACTTCATGTGTCACAAAATGTTCCTTTTGAAATTATTGACCCAAGAATCACATCAATCACACCTACTGGAACTAATATAACAGGAAGAATTAAAACAACATCTGGAACAAGTTTAAGTGGTAATGAGGCATCATTCGTAGACAAGGGTTATGAACCTGTGGCTTTAAATCAATTAAATTATCTTGATAGTCCTAGAATAATTGCATCAGAGATAAATGAATTTGATTTGTTAGGTAATGAAAAATCATTTGGTCTTGAATTGACTCTTTCAACAACAAAAGAAGATGTATCCCCAGTTGTTGATTTAGACACTTTAAATGTAGTTGGAATTAGTAATTTAGTTGATGATAAAGTGTCTAACTTTGAAACTGATAATAGACCAAAAATATCTGGTTTTGATCCAAATACTGCCATATATGAAACTAGAAAAATTAATTTAGAATTTGTTTCTAACTCTATCTTTGTTCAGTTTGATGGACATAGAGAACCTGAAGGTGAGTTTAGAGTATTCTACAAATTATTCAGAGGTGATGGAGATGACATGAATCAAAATTATATTCCATTCAATGGAAATGGATTACCTGACAAGACTGTAAATCCAAATGCTATTAGAAATGCTTTTAGTGAATATAAGTTTACTGTTGAAAATACTGCACAGTTCACTGGATTTATGATTAAAGTTGTAATGACATCTACTAGTCAGGCAAAACCACCTAGACTTAAGAACTTCAGAGCAATTGCACTTAGATCATTCCAAATTGACGATTAATGAATAAACACATAAAAGTTAAATCAGATGTCTCTCTTGTAAGGGATATCGATTCAAATGCAATTATCAGCAGAAATCAGAGTGAATTTGATAAGTTCATAAAATTATCTGAGAAAAAATACGCAGAAAAAAAGAAATTAGACAATATGCGTAGTGATTTGGATTCTTTAAAACAGGATATGGATGAGATAAAAACTCTTCTTCGAAATATTATGGATAAATGATTTATAAATATTCCAAGATAGATTCTAATTAGTTAAATAATGGCAGCATATATTAGTAACATAGTAATTGATGCTGGTGCTGACTTTAACCAGATTTTTAATTTAGAAAATGCATCAAATGCACCTCTAGATTTATCTGGATATACAGCTACATCAAAATTGAAGAAACATCCTGCCTCATTAACTGATAAGGCAGCATTCACGGTCTCATTTCCGAACCGTGCTCAAGGACAATTAAAAATTGCATTAGGGTCTTCTGTCACATCTGCTTTAAAGGCAGGTAGATATAGTTATGATGTGTTATTAAATGATGGTTCTTTAAAAACAAGAATAGTTAGTGGAAGTGCGATTGTTACTGCTGGAGTTACTACAGGTTAATTAAAATGTCTGAAATAAAAGTCAGAGTCGGTTCAAGAAATGCGAATAAAGTTATATCCTCTCTATCTGGTAGTGGAGGAACTTTAGGTGGATTATCAGACGTAGATATATCTGGTGGTCTATCAGATGGAATGGTTTTAGTTTTTAACGCATCGACAAGTAAATTTGAAGCAACTTTAGAATTGACACCAGGAGCAACACAAAATTTAAACATTAATGGGGGAAGTTTTTAAATGGCCAGCATAATACGAGTAAAAAGATCGACTGGCACCTCTGCTCCGTCAACCATAAACTATGGTGAACTCGCTGTTACGATTGCGAATGGAAATCAAGGGACATTAGGTGGAAGACTGTTCGTCGGAGATAATACAAATCCAGATCCAAATCCAATAGTCATTGGTGGTAAATATTACACTGATATGATGGGTAATGGGCCAGGTGAGGTTAAGGGAAAAGGAAATATTCACGGTGCTTCAGCAGCAAACGGTTTTATACCAATTTTAAATTCAGATGTGGCTGCTAGACATCCAGGTGGAGGTTCTTCAGGATTTGGGCCAGCATATGCAGCACAAGCTTTACCAACAGTAGATAGTTGGACTGTAGACAATCTTACATTTGATGGTAGTACAATATACTCAAATGATAGTAACGGACATATAAAATTTGTAACTAATGGCACTGGACAAGTAATCATTAATGATGATACCAAGTTATCATTTGGTCAAAACTCAGATTCAAGTATCGAATATGATGAAGATGGAACAGATAAAATTCAAGTTACTGGTGCACCTTGGGTATATAATGGAGTTACTCTTGAGATAGTTAATCCTGGTGTCGGTGATGGTTTAGTTGTTGATAATATTGGAATTTCATCTAATGTAATTAGAAGCAGGCCTGGTGGTGGAAATACTTTATTCATCGACCCATACCCAGATGGTTTGGACAGTGATGGTATGGTCATCATCAAAGGTAGTTTACAGGTTGATGGAACTACAACCACTGTTAACTCTACAAATACATCATTAAATGATCCAATAATGAATATTGGTGATGTAACAAGTAAGAGAACTGTTTTAGCAATAGTTGGATCTGGAACCTCTGCAATTCAACTTGACTCAATTGCAGGTATTAATACTGGTGATACTATAAGTGGTAGTGCTTCTTTACCAGGTGCTGGTACAACAACGATTCATTCATTTGTTGAGTCTGCGGGCATTTCAACCGTATTCATCGATGGTCAAACCACAGCTGGAATATCAACAACAACTCAATTAACAATTACTCACGGATTTGATACTAACACTGATCGTGGTATCACTTTTAATTATAATACAAGCACTGGAGTGGGTAACAACAAGACTGGATTCTTCGGATTTAATGACAGCACAGGTGAAAATAGTAATGCACCCGAAAGATCATTTACATACATTCCTGATGCTACAAATACTGGTAATGTTATTAGTGGTACAAAAGGTTTCCTAGATATAAAAGGAATATATTTTCAAAGTGGAGATTATTCAACAGCTGGTAACGGAATCATTTATTTCGATACTACTGGTAAGATGGTTGGTGCAGCTGGTACTACTGCTGGTATAACTACCTCAAACTTTATACTCACAACGGATGCCAGTGGCATACCGAAGTGGACAACAACGATTGATGGAGGTCAATTCTGATACTATGAACAGTGAAGTTGATGTGAATATTTTGATTAATCATTACCATAAGAAATTATCAACATTAGTTAATCAAAATATATTATTAGAGGCAAAAATGGAATCCATGACAAAAGATTACATGGATTTAAAGCAAAAATTTGATGAATTACAAAGTCCTAAAAGGGGAATTAAAAAATGAGTAAGCCATCCACTAGACAGGAACTAATTGATTACTGCCTAAGAAGACTAGGTTATCCTGTGCTGGAAGTTAATGTGGATGAAGATCAAATTGAAGACTTAATAGATGATGCACTTCAGTATTTTCAAGAACGTCATTTTGACGGTGTTGAGAGAATGCTTCTAAAACATAAAATTACAAAAGAAAATAGAGAAACATTAAGAACTGGAATTACTACTACCACTGCAACTTCTACAGTTGGTATAACTACAAGTACTTTTGAAGAAGATCAAAACTTCATACAATTACCAGATCATGTAATAGGTGTAGAAAGAGTTTTGAAGATGGATAATAGTACAATATCCAGTGGCTTGTTTAATCTTAAATATCAAATATTTTTAAATGATCTTTACTATTATGGTGCACTTGATTTATTAAACTATACGATGACAAAGACTTATCTTGAAGATTTAAGTCGAATTATCACACCAGATACCCAAATAAGATTTAATAAAAAAAGAGGAAGATTATATTTAGATATAGATTTTGAACAAATGTCTGATGATAAATTTATCATTATTGATGGTTATCGTCTTTTAGATCCATCAGATGCAAGTAAAGTTTATAATGATTTTTGGTTGAAAAAATATGCAACATCACTAATTAAGAAGCAATGGGGAATGAACTTAATTAAATTCCAAGGAGTAATGTTACCTGGTGGAGTTCAGTTAAATGGAAGGCAGATATATGAAGACGCAATTCGAGAACTAGAAGAATTAGAAAACACACTCAAGACGGAATACGAATTACCACCACTTGATTTTATAGGATGATGCCATGCCACTTTCTCCGTATTTTTTACAAGGGTCTTCAAGTGAACAGAGATTAGTTCAAGATCTCATTAATGAACAGTTAAAAATTTATGGGCAAGATATAGTTTATCTTCCTCGTAAAATTATAAACAAAAAAACAATTATGAAAGAGGTTGTAGCCTCTACATTTGATGATGCTTATCGTATGGAAGCATATCTATTAAATTATCAGGGATTTGAAGGAAACGGAGATATTTTACAAAAATTTGGAGTGCAAACTACGGATGCAGTCACGTTTGTAGTATCAAAAGAAAGGTATGAAGATTTTATTAGCCCATTTTTAAACGCAGATAGTAATATAGAATTAGCATCAAGACCAGAGGAAGGAGATTTAATTTATTTCCCTCTCGATAATACAATGTTTGAAATCAAATATGTGGAGGGTAAAAAACCATTTTATCAGTTAAACAATCTTTATGTTTATACTCTCAGTTGTGAGGTAATGGATTATGCTCTTGATGAAAATATTGATGTTGGAATTGAAGAAGTAGATAAGGCAGCTGTTGAATTTGGATTTACTACAAGATTAAGTATGGTGAGTATTGCTGCTTCTACTGCAACTGCAACAGTTCAATTATCTAAAAATGCAGGTAATATTAATGTTGGTAAGGCAGTTACTAAAATTGACTTAATTAATGATGGAACTGGATATACACTTCCACCACTAATCGGTATATCTTCAGCACCAAGTGCAGGATTCAATGCAACTGCTGTTGCGATTATGACAAGTCGAAGTGGGCAAACTGGCCAATCAATAGACCACATTGAAATAACTAATCCTGGTTTTGGATATACAATTACTCCAACAGTAACGATTCGAAGTCAAAATGTATTTGGAACTGGTGCTGCTGCAACTGCAATCATAGCAGAGGGAACACTCTCAACACCAACCATTACCAATCCTGGTGCGAGTTATGCTATTGTTCCGAACGTTACAATAAATCCTGTTGGATTAGATACGAATATTGGTATTGGATCAACTGCACAGGCAGTTGCGATTGTTAATACTCTTGGTCAAGTCGCTTCAATTAGATATACATTTGCTGGTGTTGGGTATACTGCAACTCCAACTTTAACAATTGACCCACCAGCAAGAGCTGGATTAGCAACTGGAAATTATGTGTTTAAAGAAATTGTTAGAGGAGTATCAACAGGAACAACAGCATTTGTTGCTGATTGGGATAGTGATGATAGAATACTCAAAGTCACAAATGTTGCTGGAAGTGGATTTGCAGTTGGTGAATCAGTTGTTGGTATTGGAACTACCTTATTGGGTTCAGATTCTGAGTATGTTGTGAGAGATACATCCGATCAAGATGAGTATGATACATACAATGAAAATATACTGGTTGAGTCCGAAGCAGACTCAATTATTGACTTTACTGAAGACAATCCGTTTGGTGATTTCTAAATAGTTTGGATAAGTCCTGTTTAAGTTATGTTAGGAACCTATTATTACCATGAAATTATCAGAAGGACTATTATAGCCTTTGGTACTCTTTTCAATACAATTGACATCAAACATCAGACTGCTGCAGGTGCAGCATTTTCAACTGTAAGAGTTCCGATTGCTTATGGCCCAACAGAAAAGTTTTTAGCAAGACTAGAACAGAAACCAGATTTAAGAAAGAGAGTTGCTATAACCTTACCTCGTTTAGCATTTGAAATGGATGGTATATCGTATGATCCTGCAAGAAAAGTTTCGACAATGCAAACTTTTAAAGCATTTACAAAAGATGGATCAAAGAGTGCAAGAAAAGTATTCATGCCAGTTCCATATAATTTAAGTTTTAAGTTATATGCAATGACTCAGTATAATGAAGATTCTTTACAAATTATTGAACAAATATTACCCTTCTTTCAACCATCTTTCAATTTAACTGTTGATTTGGTGAAAGCAATAGGTGAAAAAAGAGATATACCAATGATATTGGAAAGTGTTACCTTTGATGATAATTATGATAGTGGTTATGATCAAAAAAGAGTTATAACTCACACTTTAACATTTACAGCAAAAACTTACTTATTTGGCCCAGTTTCAGATTCTGGTTCAGGTCTCATCAAGAAAGTTCAAGTTGATTATAATACTGATTCAAACACTCGAACTGCAACAAGATCTAAGAGATATGTTGCTACACCTAGAGCACTCAAGGATTACAACGATGATGGAGTTACAAGACTTGCAGAGGATATAACAAAGACTCAGATTAAATTCTTAGTTCAGAATACATCAAGTTTAGTTGTGGATACTTATATTGCAATTGGTAATGAATTGATGTTTATTAAAGAAATTGATGGAAATAATATTACAGTAAAGCGTGGTGAAGATGGAACAACTATAGATACTCATATAAACGGTGATGTAATTGACGCAGTTAATGCTCAAGATGATGCACTTGTTGAAGTTGGTGATGAC